GTCTGAATAAAGTGAAACGGACACGCCAAGCACCGTACGCAATTGGCTCGCAGTGACAATGGCTGGCATGTCCGTTTCCTTTCGATCGGCTGCGGCGAGATCGGGAGAACCCGCCGCATGATTAGTTGTTGTCTATTACGACTTATTCACGCCAAATGCACCAGCAGCGATCTTCGTCGCGCAAGCACCGAATGAATAAACGCCCACGGTGATTGAACCGTCAGCAGTTGATTCTGCACGCAACTGGTATGAAGTTCCTTCGTACCATGTGTATGCGTCAGGATTGATGATCAGAATTGAATCATCTGTGTCTGTTGTTGCAGCAGTGTTTGCAGTAACATAAAGGTCAAGCCCTGCAACGCGACCACGCAATGAACCTGGTGTTGCTGAACCTGGTTGGTTCATTGGGTTTGTAACTTCGTTGTAAATTGGACGCCCACTGTCGTTGAGTGACATTAGGTTTGACCACTGTGAAGTGTTGACCAAAATATTGCGTGCAAATGGATTTGATAAACCAGCGGTTGCAGCATAAACGCTTGCTGAACCGCGTGCGATCACACCAAGTAGTTCTGCAGCAGTTGGGTATGTTGTGATTCCTGTTGAATCTGCGGTTGCACCAGCAACAAGTGCGTCGTTGACGTACTTATCCTGTGCCTTTGCCATTGCAGCAACCATGTTGCGTAGTAATTCGTCATAGAATAAAGGGCTAGTCCTTGTCAACAACTCTACGCTGAATTTTTGTTGTCCCGCAAATTTTTTGACGTCCACGCTCAAAAAGGCTGAATTTTGGTCAGTTTCTGAAAATGCTGCGTCTTCTGCTACAACTGCAACTGTTGGTGCAACTGTAATCTTTGGAATTTCAAATGTCATTCCAGCGTCAGGCAATGAACCGCGAGAAATTGCGTCAATGCTTGGACGAATTGTTGTTGATAGTCCGTTGATGACTTCAGTCAATTGACGTGTTGGAACAAGTCCAGCATTGTCAGTTGTGTTGTCAGCAGCAAGAACGTATTGGCGTGCTGTTTCGTCGCCTGTTGCAGCAAGAACCTTATTTTCCAGGTACTTAGCAGCAGTGATTTCGATTCGTGGTGTTGCTTTCCAACCACCAACTGCGTTTGCAGTTGCGGTGATTGACTGGGCGGCTTCAACCGTTTCGGCGGTTGCAGCGTCTTTGACGGTGTCTTCCACTTCGTCTTCTCCTTCTGTTGGTTGTGGTGCTTCAGGTTCGATTGTCGAATCTGAAATTTCTTCTTCAGTTGCGGCGACTGATTCAACGCGGGCTGATCGAATTGCAGGTTCGCTAGTTAGCGCGACGCCTGTCAACTCACCCATAAGAATGCGAACCGTTCCGTCTTTCAATGTTTCGTATTCGTCAAATGAAACTTCAACACTAAATCCGTCGCGCAAACCTTCTTGCGCTTCGATCAATGCGTCGTTGCCTGCGGTTGTTTCAGCAATTTTGAATGTTGCGTCAATTCCTTTTTCGCTTGATTCAATTGAAAGTGTTTTACCGATTCGACGTGTACGGTCATGTTCCAGGTTAAGCAAAACGGCAGTTGGTTCGATTGAACCAGCAGCGAATTGAACCTTTCCAATTGAAGCGTTGCCAGTTTCTTCAAACGTCACAATGCGCCCGGAGATTGTGCGACTGTTTGAATCTGCCGCAGTGATTTGCATTGGTGTTATGACTTTTTTCATAGCAGCATGTCTTCTTCCTCGCGTATTTCGTCGATCGACATTGCGCCGATTCGATTTAAGATTTCATAAACCTGCGCGCGCTCGAAAGGATTGCCACGCAAGAAGTCGTCAAGATCAAAAGACACCCGATTTCCTGCTGGGGTGAAATCCGCAAAAGATAACCTTTGTTCAATAATTGACATGTAATTTCTAAATGCGAAATCAACCAGGTCACGTCGTTTGTCTAGCGCGTTTGAATAAGTAAATGAAGACTGCTGCGAATCTGTGAAATAAGCAGGTAACCCGCACGCGCGTGAAAGTTCCAAACTGACGTAGTTTCTCGCTTCATTAAGTTGCAAATTCTTTGGGTCGTAACCAATTGTTTCAAGTGTTACGTCAGCATTCAAAAATGCAGTTGATTTGTTTGCGCGTGCGGTACGCCATGCGTTCAACAACTTTGAAACGCGGTCGGCTGGCAGTGATGTGCCATTTGATTTCAAAACCATTTGTGGAATTGGTTCGTTCGCAAAATTCATTGCAGCACGTTCAAGCGCAGCAGCAGCCTTGATTGTACGACCTGCGCGAGATAGCAAACCTTCTTGCGTGTTATTGAATACGACTAAATTTGAAGGGTCAACGTATGCGCCGTCAATTTGGTAAGACTGGATTTCATAACCCATGCCAGTTGTCTGAATCGTTACACGCTCAGGTGCGATTCGTTCCATTGCACGAATTTTTCCCGTATCGGCATACCGTTCCATAACGTAGGCATACGCGGCAGGGTGGAAAAATAAATCGGAAATAATCCAACCCCAAAATGTTGCGCCTGGAATGCGTGGGTCAGGTTGATTGATCACGCGCGGTTGTGAAACTTTTTCGCCTGTTGCTTCATTGCGGGTGTGCATTGGAAGTGAACCAATTGTCTGAATGATTCCCAATGCGCGGGCGCATGTTGGAACGCTCATTGCTTCAGCACGCGACGCCGTTATCACGCCGCCGAAAAGGAATAGATTTCCAACTTCACTGTAATACGGCGCGATAGCGGCTGCGTCCACGTTTGCGGCTTCGACTGGAACGGCAGCGTCAACCTTCGGCGTGAATAAATCGAAAAGTCCCATGCCCGAATTGTTGCAGGCTTATACGATCAACCAACCATGATGTCAAGATCATTCTCTGGGCGTGTCGCAAAATGCGTTGCAAGCGCAACGGCAACCGCCCCGCAAACGACCGATTGTGAAGCCCGCCGCCCAATGACCCACCCGCCGTCGCCACGACGCAACTGGACTGCCGCCAAGACTTCTTCGGACAATTGACTTTGACCACGGTGTTTCAGGCGACCGCTATTGATCGCCGACAACATTTCGTCGCACGCTTGCGGATACGCACCGTCCATGTCATAAATCGGAATTCCAGCAGGTGCAAGGCGTGCGGCAACCGCTGCGCTGGTTTTGCGACTGTATAGAACGTATTCGGTTGGATACTTTCGGGCGTAATCTGCCAGGTCGTTAGCAATAGCCTTATCGTCCAATTGAAGGTCGTTTTGCCAGGTATGCAACAATTTCACAACAAATTGTTCGCCACCAATTTTCTGCGCGCCTACCAATGAAGCAAATTTTCTACACGGCGAAAGATCGATTGCCAACCAGGTCAATTTGTCAATGTCTAGATCGGCTGATTTGTCCAAGCAGTTACCCCACGAAGCCGCGTCCACTGCGCTATTGATCGCAACAACCCAGCGGCACAAAACTTCAGTCATGACCACGTCAGGCGGGTCATTTAAAACGCTTCGTACGTTATCCGCGTGAATCAGTGTTCCCATTGACGGATTTGAGTGCCTTGCGTTTTCCACGCTGATTTCGTCGGTCGGTGCTGACCATTCGAAGTACCCAATGTCATCTTCAACGCCTGCAATTGAAGCCAACGCCCTATCGCGGAAAGAATTCAAAACTATGCTTGCGGAATCGCCTGCATTTGTGTACGCCATGACCATTGGGTTGCTTGCCGCCATAAGGGTATAACGCAACGACGCAAATGATTCAATGTCGGTCATTTCGCGTAATTCGTCCAGGTGAATGGTTGAAGGTCGGGAAACACCACGCGCAGCCGAACCGCCCGCACGCACAATGAACCGATTGCCCGTCAAGGTTTCGATTTCCTCGCCACCGTGTTGCCAACGAATCTTCTTGACCTGTTTTGCGAGTGAATCATTCTTTTCAATGATTTGAACCATTGCCCTGAATTGTTCCAGTGATGTCGAAAGGCGGTGTGCTGACCCGATTTGCAGATTTTCGTCCCATAGGAAAAGACCGCCCAAAATTCTGATCAACTGTAAAAATGATTTACCGTTTTGACGTGCCACAACAATGGTGTTGACGGGTGAAGCCCACCGACCGTCAGGCTTGATTTTGTGGGTGTGGATAAGCGCAAATTTCTGCCATTCCATGAGTTCAATACCCAAACTGCTGGCAAGATCGATCAATTCACCGCCGCGTGACGGTAAATCGTTCAGTGGGGTGTGGATTCGTGGGGTTTGAACGCCTAAAAGGGGAATAACGGGTTCTGTGTCCCTACCCAAAACCGTTTGAAGCCGTTTTAAGCCTTCTTCGGTTGGTTGGTGACCTTCTATGACCTTCTCAGTCATTTTCGTGGCTTCTTGAATCGTTTTTGGGGGAATTTAAAACAGGAAGGGTC